TTACTGACATCATTGTTGATGTTGGTACATTACCTTCAGATGGTACACACACAGCTACATCTATTCAACCATATGTTTCAAATAACTTTGCTACATCAACTGGCGTTTACGCTACTATGGCTGCTGTAACTTCAGCAACTCGTGGTACTGCAACATTTGTTGGTACACAATTAACATACTCTGGTGCAACATTACAAGATGTACAAAATATTCAACCTGGTCAACAACCTTCATGGTTTAGCCAAGTTGTTGTTACATTAGCAATTACTGGTTCTAGTTTAGCTACACCAACAACAGGTCAAATTGAAGTAACAGTTCGTTATAACCAACTTGACATGAACATTGGTAATTCTACAACATACCCATACGGTAACTTTGATTAATTAATCTTGGTGGGGGATTCGTCCCCCATTCTTTAACTTTAGGAGATTAATCATGGTATATCCAGTACCAAAAACAAATAATGTTGTAAACTCAATTACACGTCAGGCTAAATATGAGCCATTTGACTTACAAGTAGCTCGTGGTCAAGTATATGGTCATTCAAATGTTAATATATTTGGTTACAATACAGCTATTTCTTCAACCACAACAGCACAAAATGCAACGATTGCTATATGGGAAAATGCAACAGCATATACTTTCCCAGCTTCTGCAGCTAATTTAGTTTTAGTCAGTTCATCTGCTTCTGATAATACAAAAGCAGCTATTTCTATTTCTGGGTTAGATGCAAACTTTAATCCTATATCAGAAATTATATTGTTAAATGGTACTTCTTCTGTTACAACTATTAATAGTTATTACAGAGTGAATAGCATGATCATGGTTGTTCCAGGCACTAGCCAAGTCACTAATGTAGGAACAATCACAGCATCACAAGGATCTAATATTGTTGCACAAATTAATCCTGGTATTGGTAAAACACAAGCTGCTATTTATACTGTTCCTGCAGGATATAGTTATTATTTATATCAAGTTGAAATTAATACTGACAATGGATACACTGGTAGTCAAATGTATTACAATGTATTGTCTAAAAATAATAATACTGGCGTTCAATTTGATGTATTACAACAAGCATTTACTTCAGTATTTACTATTGATAGATCAAGTACACCATTCTTTTATCCAGAAAAATCAGACATTATTTGGCAAATAGGAACCAATAATAGTAGCAATGTTCAAGTTGGTGCTGTTATTAATGGTAAACTTATCAAAAACAATCCTGATGCTGGCAATACATTCCCAGGATACTTTTAATCATGTCAGCTAACGATATCATGTTGGCATGGAACTTTATCCTGTCAGTCACTGTTGGTATTGTTGGTTTTATTGTTAAAGACAAGTTTGATGAGTTACAAAGAATAAGCATTTTACTTAATCGTACTCGTGAAGAAATTGCACGAGACAATGTAACTCAAGCTGAATTAGATAGAATTGTATCCCACTTAGATGGTAGATTCTCTAAATTAGAAAGTAAGATTGACGAACTAATCAGACAACATCATGCCCAGTAAATCAGCAAAACAACATAGACTCATGGAAGCAGTGGCTCATAATAAAGCCTTTGCTAAAAAAGTAGGTATTCCCCAATCTGTAGGTAAAGACTTTGCCGAAGCTGACAAAGGTAAGAAATTTAAATCTGGCGGCCTTTATGCAAACATTCACGCTAAACAGGAGCGTATAGCTCACGGTAGTGGTGAACATATGCGTAAACCAGGAGCTAAAGGTGCTCCAACTGCTAAAGCATTTAAAGAATCTGCCAAGACAGCTAAGATGAAAAAAGGTGGAGTTTCATTATCCGTAGGACGTGGTGAGAAATTACCTGTGTCCAAAGGTGCTGGACTTACAGCTAAAGGTCGTGCTAAATACAATAGGGAAACTGGTAGTCATTTAAAAGCGCCTCAGCCGCAAGGAGGTGCACGCAAAAGATCATTTTGTGCTAGAATGAGTGGAATGCCAGGACCTATGAAAGATGAAAAAGGCAGACCTACTCGTAAAGCCGCATCTCTCAAAAGATGGAATTGTAACTAACATTAAAAGGTAAATAATATGGCAACAAAGAAAACAGTAAATCCAGCAATGATGGCTATGGCTGCAAGAGCAATGCGTAGACCAGCAGTAGCTGCCCCAGTAAACCCACTAGCCGCAGGTATTGCACCAGCAGCAACTCCAATGCCCGGCATGAAACACGGAGGAAAAGCAATGAAGAAAATGGCAAAAGGCGGTCCAGTAGAAGATCCAGCAATTGAAGCAGGTGAAAAACCATTAAAGCATGGTGAACACGCTGTTCAAAAATCTGGTCATACTCGTGGATTAAATCTTAAACATGGTGGTAAAGTTCATAAACACGCAGAAGGTGGAAAAATTAAAATGTTTAAAGAAAAAGAAACAATGGGTCCTAAATCAATGTCAGAAGATGTTGAAAAAGGTTCTAACAAACTTACTAAACACGGTGAATCAGCAGTTCAAAAACGTGGTCATACAAAAGGTCATAACTTAGGTGATTCTGGTAAATCATTAGCTCCTAAAGAAATGCGTAAAGGTGGCTATGCTAAAGTTGCTGATGGTATTGCTAAACGTGGTCACACAAAAGGCAAATACTGCTAATATTAACTAAGGAGATTTAAATGAAACACGGTCATAAACATCATCACGAACACGTAGCAGATCATATGCAACATCATGATGGTCATCATGCACACGGTGGTCATATTCATCACCATGAACACGTAGAAAAACATCTAAAACATCACGATGGCGGTATGCACGGTCATAAACACCATCACGAAGTTGTAGAAGCTATGTGCATGGGTGGTGCAGTACACCACAAAAAATAATGAGAGCATCTCGTGGAATGGGGGATATTAAGCCCTCAAAGATGCCAACTCGTCCAACTGTTATCACTCGTAAAGATAACCCTAATAAGGTCTATCAATACGCTAAAGGAGGCAAAGTTATGGATGAAAAATGGATTCAAGGTGCCATAAAACATCCTGGAAGTTTGCGTAAAGCGCTAAAAGTTAAGGCTGGAGAACCCATTCCTGCTAAAAAATTAGCGTCTGCTGCAAAAAAACCAGGAAAAATTGGTCAAAAAGCAAGATTAGCGGAAACTTTAAAGAAATTTAAGAAAAAATAATGGCATATACCACAGGTACCACATCGTTCAATCTAAACATGAACGACCTCATTGAAGAAGCCTTTGAGCGTTGTGGATTAGAACTCAGAACTGGTTATGATTTTAGGACTGCTCAACGCAGTCTTAACATTTTAACGATTGAATGGGCTAATCGTGGCATTAATTTGTGGACTGTTGAAGAAGGTCAGATACCTTTAGTGACAGGACAGATATCATACCCACTTCCTGTAGATACCATTGATCTTTTAAGTCATGTTGTACGTCAAGGTACGTTGCAAAATCAAATAGATATCAATATTTCCCGCATATCTGAAGATACATACTCAACAATTCCTAATAAACTAGCTGTTGGCCGTCCAATTCAAGTTTGGATCAATAGACAATCTGGTAATACTAACCCATCTGCAAATAAAGATTACCTTGTAGGTAATGGATCTAACGGCAATGGAGGAATTAGTGCAACAGATACGAACATTCAAATTGGTCCTAACATTTCAGACTTAGCAGCCACAGGTTTTATACAATTTGACAATGAAATCATTTATTATCCTAACGTTGATACAACTAATAATTATTTGCTTAATTGTATTCGTGGACAAAATGGAACAACAGCAACATCTCATGCATATAGTGCAACTGCATTAGTTCCTCAGTTACCAAACATTAATGTATGGCCTACACCTAATTCTGGTGGCAATTATACATTTGTTTACTGGCGTTTAAGACGTATTCAAGACGCAGGATCTGGTGTAGTGATTAATGACATTCCATACAGATTTATTCCACCTATGGTAGCAGGTTTAGCTTACTATTTATCAATGAAGCTTGCTGGCGTTGATCCTAACCGTGTGTTAGCGTTAAAAGCTGACTACGATCAACAATGGGATTTAGCTTCACAAGAGGATCGTGAAAAGGCACCTGTAAGATTTGTGCCAAGAAATATGTTCTATACGAGGTAATTCATGCCTAATAAATTTGCCTCAGGTAAGTATGCAATTGCCGAATGTGACCGCTGTGGTCAACGTTATAAGTTAAAAGAACTTAAAAAAGAAGTCATTAAGACAAAGCTTTTTAACATTAAAGTTTGTCCTGAATGTTGGGATCCAGATCATCCACAATTAAGTCTTGGTCTTTATCCCGTTAATGATCCACAAGCAGTACGTGAACCACGTCCTGATGTGAGTTATAATGTAGGTGGTACATATGGATTAATGACTAACCCATACGATCCAACTGTATCAAACTTAGATGACGCAGGCTATCCTTCAGATGGTTCTCGTCAAACACAGTGGGGTTGGAATCCTGTGGGTGGTGCAAGAAACTTTGATACACTATTAACGCCAAATGACTTGCTACCATTAATAAAAATTAATAGCGTTACAATAACAACTACTTAAGGAGTAAACATGGAAAAGAAAACTGTTAAAAAGATTGCTGATGTAGAAATACACAAGCATGAAAAACATATGCACAAAGGCAAGAAAGAAACTAAACTTGCTAAAGGTGGCGTTACAGGCAAAGCAATGAAAGCTGTAGGCCGTAACTTAGCACGTGCTCACAACCAAAAACCAGGAAGCAAATAATATGGTCACTCAAGTTAAACCAACAAAAAAGAATAGCCCATCTGTAAAAACAGGTCATGCTAGAAATAACAAACCTGCAGAAGCTTATGAAAAGAATGGTACATCTGTTGCAGCTGGTGAAGCTCCAATGAAAGATGGCGTGTATAGCCGTGAAAAATCAGCTAAAGATGCACGTATTACTGATCCAATTAAAAGTGGTATGAGTTATGGTATCAGTGAAGAAAAAACTGATGGCGTTGAAACACGTGGTAATGGTGCTGCTACTAAAGGTCGTAAGGCTAGAGGTCCAATGGCGTAATGAATTACGTTCAGCTATATCAGGCAATTCAAGACTATGCCGAAACAACAGAACCACTGTTTGTTTCTAACATACCTCGTTTTGTCCAAGAAGCTGAAGACAGGATTTATAATTCTGTTCAATTACCATCATTACGTAAAAACGTAACGGGTACACTGACTTTAGGTAATCAATACGTATCTTTACCAGGTGATTGGTTATCTGCGTTCTCATTAGCCGTAGTAGATTCATCTGGCAACTATAATTACCTTTTAAACAAAGACGTCAACTACATCCGTCAAGCTTATCCAACTTCTACATCTACAGGTTTACCACAACATTATGCGTTATTTGGTAATCAATATGGCAATTTAGATGCTTTATCTTTGATCTTAGGACCTACACCAGATAATAATTATCAAGTAGAACTCCACTATTACTACTATCCACCTACCATTGTACAAGGCCAAATTACTGGCTTTAATGCTATTACTGGTGGTTCTTTATATGCTCCTGGTACATATACCGAAGTAGCTTTAACAGGAGGCTCAGGATCTGGTGCTACAGCTAACATTGTAGTGAATTCTTCAGGTGCAGTAGCTTCAGTTACACTTACAAATGGTGGTCAATTCTACACATTGACTGATGTATTAAGTGCATCTAATTCAAGCTTAGGTGGCTCTGGTTCTGGATTGCTTATCCCAGTAAATACAATCTCTAACGTAAATGGCACATCATGGTTAGGTGATAACTATGATCCAGTACTTTTATATGGTTCTATGCGTGAAGCTATGTTATTCCAACGTCAAGAACCTGATGTAATCAAGAACTACGAAGAAAAATATCAAGAAGCTATCCAACAACTTAATCGTCTTGGTACAGGTCTTGAAAGAGGTGATGCTTATCGTAATGGTCAAGCTAAAATTAAGGTTAATCCGTAATGGCTATTGTTCAAACCGCTTGTACTGTATTTGAATACAATATGCTTAAAGGAGCAGAGAACTTCTCTCCTACAAGCCCATATGTTTATAAACTAGCTTTATATAACGCTAATGCAAATTTAGGCAATACTACCA